TCCGTTCATTTTCTTAGTCTTGCCATCTCCGTACTCAACTTCCATCCACTGTGGGGCGTTAGTTTTTTGAGTACCAGAAAGTTGGTAAGTCTCTTTGAAGATTTGAGTCTTCCAGTTGTACTTAGTCCAGAAAGATTGAGAAGACATTGGTTGGTCTGTTCCTTCGTCCCATGCAGAACCAACTACAACGAAGATGTCACCTGCAACAACAGCCTCAGCAGTAACCGCTAAAACTGGCTTCAAGTCAACTACGTTAGTTGAGTTGTTAACCGCTGTAACCAAGTATTGAGGAAGGTTAGCGTTGCTAGTGTTCATCAAAATCTGACCAACTTTTGCATATGTAAATGCAGAAGGTTGCTCAAGGTAAGCCTGTCCGTTAGCCACAGTCGCTCCTGAGTTGTTACCCAAGAAAGTAAGTGGATTTGTAGAGGCAACAGTAGGAACTTGACCACCACCTGCGGTAGTGTCAGAAGTGATTTGAATCGTAGCACCTGCCGCTGGCGTTGCTACAGCACCAATAGAAATAACTGGAGCGTCATAAAGACCCTTCTCCCAGTGCCATCCTGTGATGTTCTGAACACCACGCTTCATTCCTAATCCCATCAAAAGTTGGAAGTCAGAAAGACCGTTGTCTCCGAATTTGTTTTTAAGTGTACGCAAGTAGTGAGGCACTAATAAGCCTGTTGTATAACTTGCGTCAAAGAGCGATAAGAGGGAGCCATTAAGACCGCCAGGTGCTGCTACCGCATTATTTGAAGCTGTTCCAAAAGCCATTTTGGTAAAGTATTAATTAATAAAAAAATTTATTTTTTCCTTAAATCTGTCCTTCGAAGTATTGCAACAATTGACTCTTCTCATTAGTTCCACCCTGCTTTTCCGGTCTAGCAACAGACGATCCGTTATGAAACTCTTTAACCGATTTTTCAAGGGCCTCCCCTTTAGCGGCTGATATAAGAGATTTATAAATATTGGCTGCTTCTAAATTTTCTATTCGGCTCCGAACATATGTGTTTATAAGCTCAATACTTTGGTCATCTGGTAAAGATGGATTTGAAGCGATGATATTTGTAATCTCTTTTTGAAGCTGAGTTCGGGTTTCCGCAGACACCTGCGCCTTCACTTTATACCCCTCAAGGTCATACTCCACCTCTTTCAAATCAGTCAGTTTTTCAATTGTAGGCTTCCATTCCTGAACCGCCTTCGCAACAGTCTCTTTAGACTCGTTATATTGGTTACGCAAAGATGCAACAAAATCTTTATTCTGTCCTATATTTTGTAATTTTTCTTCGACTATAGCAATGTTTTTTCCAATTTTCATTTTCATCACCTTTGGAGCGTCTTCAAAAGTAACGTCAGCGTAAGTGCTGTTCTCGTCTGCAATTGCCTCGCATAGGTCTTCAAAAGACATATTGTTTAACAAGTCTGGCTCTTGAATAACTTGAGCAAGTGCCATGACTTGAATTGGAGTTTGTTTAATCTCTTCGGATGTTTTTCCGACAAATTTACTAGCAACATCTAAGTCGTTAATTCCTGTGTTTCTGATAAATGAATTAAGCCCTGCAAGTTTTTCGTTTGCAAATGGAGACTCTAACTCTTTCATTAAACTCTCCTGCTGAGATATTAAAGGCTCAAACTCATCGTATTTCTTTGCTCTTTCTTCAAAGCCAGAATACTTTTGCTTGATAGAGTCCATAGACTCAAAGTCCCCGAAGATTGCTCTTAAGTCAGATGCCTTGAAGGTGGTGTCATCATTAATAGTAGTGTCTGCTATTGGAGCAGGTTCGCCACCATCAGGAGTTGCCGTTGGCTCAAAAGAAGGCGTTGGCTCTTCTGAAATTTCCACCGGTGTAGGAGTCGGGTTCTCCAAACCTAAGGCACTAAAAATGCTTGTAGGCGTAGCTTGTTCTTGATTTTCCATTATGTGTTGTTTTTGTGTTTATGCGCTTGGTTTACGGAACTTACCTGTGATTTCAGCACCAGTCTGTTCTTGTAAGTATGCCTCTGCTTTAATCTCCTCAATTGTTCCTTGAGTTTCAGCGGCAATAATCATTTGTTTTTCTTTAACTCTAATGTTAGAGAGGGCTGCCTCTTTTTCAACCTCTATCTTAGCCTTCATCTGCATTAACTCCATCTCACCTTTCTGCTTCATCAACTCTAACTCTTGTAGAGATTGAGCCTGTGCTTGTTGGTTCTGAGCAGCCATCTGGTCGTTGTACTGACGTTTCTTACTGCTCTTGTATGTCAAGTACCAAGTTGCTTCTTTTAAACGCCCCTTCTCCAACATTTCAAGAATCATGGTGTAGTCAGAGAGTTCTATCTCAGGCATTCCGTTACGACCAACTTTTAATGCGGTCTCAGCGGCTTCTGCAATTTTAAACTTCTGAGTCGCTGATATCTTGTTGCTGAGGGATATACCTAACTCGTCTAGCGTAAAGTCAGCCGCAGGTAATAAGTAATCGATTGATGTTTTGCCAAACACTTCAGCGTAGTAGTCTTTCACCTCGCTATCAAAACGCATGGTTGTCATAGCACGCAAAGCAATGTTCTGGCCCATCTTAACTTTCAAACGCTCTAACGCTTGTTGTAGTGGCCACAATGCATTGTTAGTAGCCTCTACTTCTAATTCAGCTACGCCAACTAACTTATCACCCTTTGCAGGAGAACCTGCCATGGTTGGGGTAATGCCTGTAATTTGTAGTAATTTCTCTACGTCATGTTGGTAAGCTAAAATCCATTCGGACAATTGTTTACCTATACCACCCTCTAATTCATCAAAGGTCTTATTTGTGTTTACCTTACCTCCTAATAAAGAAGATCTGTAAAAGAAATTACCTGTGTGAGAATATACTTGAACAAGGTCAAATGGGGTGTACATCGAACCTGCTATGCTATTAATGTTTAATGCCCCGATGTCAATCGCAATACCCTTTGGAGCAGCGGCTAGTTTGGCTGCCTGTAGTTTAAGGTGATTGATTTGAAGAGAGTCGTAAATAGGTATGGCTGTTTCTGTGATAGCCTTTCCCGGTACTCTTTCAAAGCGGTAAGAGATTTGAGGCTTTTGCTTGCTCACTCTCTTCATGTTCTTCTGCTTACCACCTACTGTGATGTTTGCTCCTGGGATAAAGTACCCCTCGTAAATAACGTGAGCGTCTACAATAACTGTTTTCTTCTTATCTGTATTTACATATTCCCCAAACTTGTCTGAGTAGAATGTGTGAATACCATCACGATCTTTCTTTTTGTAGAACTGAGTATCCTTCGAAATATATTCGAACTCAAGAACGTCCACAAAGAAATCATCGTAACGCATACGATCCGTGATAGTATCTCTTTGACAATACCAAGACCATCCGTATCTATCGTTTGAATAAGTTAAATCAAACGCCCACTTAGCAATTCTGTTAACTTGTCTTTCGGTATCCTCCTCAGTCCAGCCGTTTTGGATGAGCAAGTCTCTAATCTGAGGAATGCTATATTTTTCAAAGTGTCCTGCAAATGGAGTATTGTCCCCTTGAGAGTCATCCGTCCAAGCACAAATAAATTTGGTTACGTCTACATACTTAACCTTTGCCATGCCTGTATGAGCGTCTGTGTAGTCTTTACAAACCATAAAGTTGAAGTTGATAGCATCGTCTTTTAACTGACGCTCTATCTTTCCCCAATCACTATTTGTAAAACCTAACTCTATTAACTTCTCTAAAGTAATTTCTAAGTTTTGTTTAAACCCACCAAGACTTTCGAATACATCTAACTCACCAGGGTTCTGAGGTAGAAATTCTCCCTCACCAACTTGCGGCATTCCTAAATCTTTCATTAAAGGCTCCATCTTCGACTTAACGTAAAGGGTTGCCTTATCTAACGCTTTCTTATTTTTAATCTCCGGGTTAATACAATCAACTTGAATACGCTGATTATCAGTACCTATAACAGAATGAATAACTCTCTTTAACTCAGGTGCTATTGAGAAAATCTCAAAGTTCATGTTTGCGTAACCTTTTCTACGAATACGTTGAGCTTGTGCGTTAGGGCTTGATAGACTTGTCTTTTCTTCCCCTCGCTGAATCCACATATCAATATACTTCTGTTGGTTTTGTCTTCCTTCAGAGTAGTTTCTTATCTCAAATAAACGAGCAATATCTTGTCGGCCAAAATAAGTTTTGTTATTTTCGTAACGATAAAAAATAGCACGGCCAATTTGAGACAACCAGTTGTTGTCTTTCTTTTTAGGATCAATATCATCCTTTGGCCACAAGATTGTATATTCGCTCATACTTTAATAATAATCAAATGTATCAAAAAGTTTTGAATCTATATTCATAGACTGCTCATTTAATTCTACAAATTTAGGGTAAACTGACTTACTTCCCAAAAGTGCGTAGCCTCCAGCAGCAAATAAATCGTATTTTGTCATTTCTTGCTTGCCGTCAATGTTAGCACACTCCTCTAAAACCTCAATGTGGTTCTCTCCTTCAACGCCATTTTTTAAGTAATGTTCCCAACAATCAAAGATGTCTTGCTTTGCAGAATTACTTGAGCCGTCTGTAGTTATCCTTCCTGGAAGTGGCTTTCTGAATCCATTTTCGTCCATGTCGTATAAGAGATATCCTTTTAAACCCCACTCTAAAAACTTTTCGTAAAGGAAGGTAATATTCATCTCGGGGTATAACATTGCTCCAAAAAACATACAAGCCTTTGCCATATCATCGCAATATTCCTCTCTTCCAACATCTCTTTGTTTATAAGTGAGGACAAACTTATCGGATGCCCACATTCCTCTTGGCTTAATAAGCAGACCTGTATCCCCGTCAAGGTGATCATCTTTCTTGTAATACATTGCGCCTGCGTTGTAAGACTTTTTCTTACCGCTTACTTCATGGGATTCGTATTTAGCAGGGTCAGCCCCCATCACAAACTTACTCATAACAGTCCAAGCTGGCTTCCAAGACTCTAAGTCAGAGTCCCACTCTTTCAGGTTTCTTGCCCCTGATGGAGGAAGATATGAGATGATAAACTTACCCTCATCATCTTCAACAAGTTTTACTTTTGAGCATCTTCCATTTTCCCACTCAAAGTTGTACCTACGAGTTTTGTGTTTTTCAAAAGTCAACTCTGTAATTCTTTTTCTTATCTTGAGGACAGGGAAAGAAGAGTCTTTCGATGCTGACATAAAGCACTCCTTTAAGTTCATTGGAAAGTTTTGCATCTCTTCAATAAGCCCTGTTTGGTCTCCGTTCATTTCAAACGCTCTTCGTTTATTTTGGAGATAAGTTTTTGCTCCCATCGAAACAAATTTTCCATCAACATTCTTTGTTGGCTTCTCCGGGTCTTCAATAATAGAGTTTCCGAACTCGTCAATAAAACCATCCAAACCATCATGGGCAGGAAAGAATAGAGTGAGAAGTCCTGTCATTGTTTGCCCGTTGTCGTTCCTTTCGTTAAAGCGAGATCCTAGAATAAGTTTTTTCATTTGCTCACCACCACCCTTTTCCATCTCACCTAATGTCGAGGTGAGGAGACCGATGCCATGAATGTATGGTCCCTGTGCGAGACACTTCATAACAACTCTCCATCTATCAACAACATTAATGTTAATACCTGCTTTGGGGTCAATCTTTCCAACCTCATCGTGGTGAATAAAGTGAAGTTTTTCCATGTCATAAGCTCTCTCTCCAGATGGTCGGTGATTTATCCAACCCTCGTGTGGAGGTAGAGAAGTTGTTCCAACACCGCCTGCTGTTCTATTTGCAGGTGCTGTAAATTGTATCGCTTCCTTTGGAACAGAAGAACCTTCCGTCATTAACTTAAAGAAGAAGGGCATTCTGCGGAGACGCTTTGCAATGTGGTCCACAAACACTTGAGTAGAGTGGTAGTCCGACATACTTTGTATACCTCCAAACCTTTGTATACCTAGGGTTGCCGTCACATACCAATTCATAAAACCTGCACGAGAGGTTGCCCCCTCTCTTCGGTGTTTTGGGTAGATTACTCCGTAAGTTGTTCTCTCGCCTGTATCTATCGTGTACTCTCCTTTTTCTACATAACAATCAGGATGCTTTTCTTTAAACTCATCCACGCTTTTTTGCATATTGAAGTAACGAACATAACTCTTTTTCTTTTCAAGGTAAACAACCTTAAACTTATAGAAAGCCTCTTGCGTTGTGTACGCATACATAACAGTCAAGAACCACTTCCTATCCCTGTCTCTATATTCCGCTAATCCCTTTGTATTTCTTCCGTTACCAATTGGCCAATAGTTTAGATATGTGTACTGACACCCAGGCATATATGTTGGGGTGCCATTATTGAAAAAGAAATAACCCTTGTAGTGCCTTTTGATTTGTCTCTTAATCCAATTTATTTCTTTTGAATAATGGGAAACATCATTAAATAACTCCTCATCAATATCCTCTAACTTCACAACATCCTTAGGCTTCATCTGTTTCTTTCTACGGATAATAGACTCAATCTCTACTAACTTTGACGGCATATCCTGGTATGTAAACTTCTGTTTTTCGGGAGGAAGTCCATACCCTTCAACTTTTTTTATTGCCTCTTCGTAAGGTAATTTATAATACTCCTCAAGAGTGGGGACTTTTATTTTTGTTGGGTACAAGTCCTCATCATCGTTATTAACAACAATGAACTCTTCGGGTCGGTTGTATTTATATTTTACTTCACGCATCTATCTCTGGGAATACATCACCATTTTGTTCAAATTCACGAATATACTCTTCAGGTCTTATGCCTAAAGAGTCTAATAAAGTAAACTCGGTCAACTCTTCCTCTAGTTCCTTACTCTTTTCACCTTGTAGGAATTGAGTCTTTGAAGCTGTAATTTGACTCATGGTCATATTAATAATTTCTCTTCGAGTCTTTTCTGCCTGAACTATTTTAGCTTGAGCAACTTCATCTTCAGCCTCTAATTTAATCTCTAATTCTGTATAACGCAAGAGAGCCTCTTCAGCAGACTTCCAAACCATGTATTGCTCACCACCCATCAACATAAGGAAATATATTGCCCTTCTATTTACCCCCTTAATTTTCCAGTTGAGCATATCCTTAATCACATCATCGTATGGAGGCTCAAGGTTTAAACATTGCAATGCCCACACTTTTCTTCTCTTCAAATCAGGAATACCCTGACCTGGAGAACCTAAGTCGTACATATAAATCAAGTACCGCATAACAATATCGGGATCTAACTTCTTAGGTAAATCGTTTGCCGCAAATATTATGGAGAACTTAGATAAGTCAGAGAACTCAAAAAGCACAGGTGTGCCTAATGGTATTTTATGAATCGGGTATTTTAGTTTGTTAAACTCATTATGTTCAAACTTCATACGCTAATATTTCATTGTGTCTGATAAGATGATACTCTTCTTTCAACTTTTTGTTTAGTCCTGCCTCTAATGGAATTCCAGCACTATCCTTTCCTAATATAATTTTACCTATAGGAGGTAAGGCATCCTTTCCGTATGCACGCTCACTTTCAGGAGAAGGTCCACCAACGGCAATTATTTCCCACTCATTTTCTTTATACTTCTCGTCATACATTTCTGGCACAATAAGTAAAGATGTCTTAGGTTTCTCAAGAACTCTTTTAATTAAACACCATCCATCTTGAGGAATGAATTCACCATCTCTCATCGTTAAATACACAAGGTCGGGTCTAACTAATAAAACTTCCTGATTACCAACATCAATAACACGCTTGTTTTTTCCCTCGCTATATGCCCCAACAACTTCTCTAATCTCAACGTATTTAACAAACACCTCGTCTCCTTTTTTCCACTTACCAAAGTCTTCAAAAACAACACAATCTGTGTTTGTCCAGTAGTCAGCCTCTTCGGAGGCTATTCTAATAACCATGTGAATTCTTTTGTCTCCAATGTCAACTCCATCAGCGAGATGATCTTTTGATTTCATAACTACTGGCAAATAATTCAAATACTTCATTTTGAAAATATTAAGTGTGTTTTTTGTGAATGAATTGGTGTACTTTTGTACGGCATCGTTCTGATGCTTGATTTTTGTTATTGTGTTCTTTATTTGTGTGCAGAAAATGGGGACAACGGTTCCCATTTTTTGTTAGTGATCTCGTACTTGTGTAAATGTGGGGAGCAACAATATTGCCTTCTTAATATTTTCTGTCTCATAGGCAGTATTGAATGACAAAATGTATAATTTCATAATTTTATTTAACATTACTCTGTAAATATCCTTCAAGGCCCTCGTCATGGTTCCAAATAAACGCCTGGGCTGTTCTTAGTGCTTGGTAACCCATTTTTTTATGCCATTCATCTAACGCACATATTGAAGGGAGGAATCTCACCTTAACACCTCGGTATTCGTTTACTTGTTCTTTATGGTAATGACCACAATGAGCTTCTCTAAACTCAGTTGACGCAAACATTTCCGGTTGCTCGGTAGCCATTATTAGTGGCATATCAGAAGGCTTCTCATTATCTCCATGAGTAAACATTATCATGTTTTTTCCGTACTTATAATATTTTCTAGGCATTGTGGAGTTGTCTACAGAAACATTTGGATCATTACGATACCAACCTGCTAAAACATCTCCGGCATAAAACATTCTTTCGTAGTCATGGTTCCCCGATACAACAATTATATCAACTGGAGCTACATCTTTTAAGAAATCTACTGCTCTAACTATTAAAGTCCAGTAACCTTTAAATGATTCTTTCCATCCGATTACATCATGCTGAGGAGTGCCTTTTGTTGTAGCCATTCTCATGCCATCTGTATTCATTCCATCGTTTCCGATTGGTAGCAGAACTCTTTCAATATTTAAACCTCTTCCCTTATTAACTAAGTCCTCAATTGTATCAAGGAATTGTTTTTCCATTTCCTCTAGTGTAATATCTGTTAACTTTCCATAGTGAATATCGGGAAGAGAAATTTCTAAAGTTGACTTCACTTTGTAGTCAGGTCTTCTACCTTTAGTTATTACTCTAGCTTTAGGACTATAACTAGCCGCAAACTCTTCAATGTCTTTTTGAATCTCTTCTGCTCTTCTGTCACTTTTGGTTACTACAGAGAACCTTTGTTCTCCTTTCATATTTTGCCAGTATTTAACAGAATTAACCATCGAGTGGTCAATACCATTTTTATCTAAATACTGTTCGAACTCGGTTATAACATTATCAGAATCATTGGACAACTCAACCTTTACAACCTTTCTATTAACTTGTTTTCTATCTACTCTTGCGGCTTTTAAAGCTGCGGTAGCATCTTGTAGACTAACCTTAAATTTTCTTGCTATATAACTTGGACCTGACTTTAAGTAACCTGGTCTAGCGTGGAGTATCTGTACTAGTTTTTGGATTGTCATATAGCTGATTTAAAGACTTAGTAGTTTGCGTTGTTATGAAACTCGTTAGATTTTAAAAGTGTAAAATATTCTAAAAACGATTTATACGGAGCGTCAATAATCAGAGGGTCTGTTGATCCAATAATGTACACTAAAGTTCTTGAACCTATAGACGCTGAACCATCGTTACGAAACTCCACGTCTGCTTGTATAGCAGCAACTTTGGTTATATCAAATATTATAGGCACATATTCAGCGTATAGCCCTTGACCAGGATTGCCTTCAATTTCTTCTTCGGTGTTCCATACTACGCAGACGGTACTGCAAAGCACTGGAAGAGGTTTTTTATCATCCTCTTCCTCTTCTCTTCTTTTCTTGGACTTAAAGAACATACTGTTAATTTTATCCAAAAATACAAAAATCCCCCTAAATAAGGGGGACTTTGTTTTTATATTAGAAGGGGAGGTCTTCCTCTGACTTTTCAGATTCTCCCTGCGGACTTTCTGCTTTTGGTGTGGATTCATTTTTTGGTTTTGATTCCCCTGTTATTTTCCAAACCTGGAGAGAGTTGTAGACTCTTCCGTTGTACTCCCTTCCTTTCAGGTTGAACTCGACTTCGATTTCGTCCCCTGATGAGAATGGGTTGATTAGGAGTGTGTTGTCATTTACTAATTGGAACTCTACTAACTCCGGGTACTTACCCTCTAGTTCTAGGACAAATGTTCTAACAGAAAATTTGGCACTCTTTTGTTCGGTGCTGCCTACCGATTTGATTTTTCCTTTAATGTTCATTGTTATATAATTTTCACAAATGTATAAATTATATTGAAAGGTTCTTCAAATAGTTTTTAACATTGTTGTTTATAAAATATTATTAGGATTTTGATTTGTATAATGTATATTTGCGAAGAATTAACACACAACAAAAATGAACGTAGATAAAAATATACCAATCCCAAGCACAAGTGGGAGAGGTAGAAAAACCGAATATGTTTTACCGGAGATGGAAGTAGGAGACTCTTTCTTTGTTCCTGGAGAAACATCAAAATACCTTGCTAAACTTTTCTACCAAAAGAAGAAAAAGAAATACGAACTAACTGCCCGATCAACGGATGGTGGAGTTCGTGTTTGGAGAGCAGCGTAATTTTTATTATCTTTGTTTCGTTGGAGTAGAGGCCGACAAAATAAACAAATACTAGCCCTGTTGAATAGGTGAGTCCTCTACCTCCCTGTTCTTCGGGGCATTTTTATCACTAAAATATTATGAACACAGGACAAATCGTTAGAGCTAAATCTGAGAAAGCCTTCACCATGTTAAGCAACAAGTTGTTACAGGATTGCTCCATAACAATTGAAGAGAAGGGATTACTTGTTTATCTATTAAGCCTGCCCATTGATTGGGTGCTTTACAAAAAAAGTCTTCCCGAAAAAACAAATGAGTCTAAGGGGGCTATAGATCGTGTGTTTAAACAACTCCAAGAGAAAGGTTATATTCTTAGCGTAAAAGTTATTGACCCACAGACAAAAGTATTCAAGGGGTGGAATCATATTGTATACGAAGAACCGACATTAACGGAACCCGACATTCGGGAAAAGCCGACATCGGGATTTGCCGACCTCGGTCAGAGTATGCCTATACAAAGACACACTAATACAAATACTAATATTAATACAAATACTAATATAGATACATTGGCAAAAAAACCGAAAAATAGTTTTGTGCCACCTACTGTAGAAGAAGTGAAGATGTTTTTTAGAGATAAGGGTTACAGGGAGGATGCCGCTATCAAAGCGTTTAATTACTACACCGATGGCAACTGGCATGACAAGAGTGGATCTCCCGTCAGGAATTGGAGACTCAAGATGCACGTTTGGTTTAAGGAAGAGAATAAGATTAAAGAGGAAAAAATCAAGGTGAGAGATGTATTTGGAAGCACACACTTCAAAACTCAAGATGAAATAAACAAAGCTGAAAAAGGATTTTTCAATAAAATATGAGCAACTACCAAAAATTATCTGCCCTTGGAATTGTCTGCAAGGATATCTCGGCACAACAAAAAGTAAACTGTCCGTTCTGCAAAGACACGAGAAGTAACAAGAAGGACAAGAGTCTATCTGTAAATGTCGAGTTAGGAGTGTACAAGTGCCACTACCCAAACTGTGAATCGTTTATGGGGAAGAGCGTAAACAAGTCGGACCGAAAGGTTGAATACTTTGTCCCCGTATCAAAACTTCAGAAGGTGAGCGACAAGGTCCTCTCTTGGTTTGAGAAGAGAGGAATATCCAACAACACCTTGCTGAAACTCAAAGTTACTGAGGAGGAATGTTTTTTCCCACAAGCTGGAGAGAACAGAAACGCCATATGTTTTAATTACTTCCGAGGAGGTGACTTGGTTAACATCAAGTACAGAGATGCGGCAAAGAACTTTCGTATGGTGAAGGATGCTGAGTTGATACTCTATAACCTGAACTCCATAGAGGGCTACGATTGGTGTGTAATCGTTGAAGGTGAAATGGACACCCTCTCTTTGGAGGAAGCTCAAATTTACCCTGTCGTAAGCGTTCCTAACGGGGCAACGAAAGGAAATCAGAACCTTAAATATTTAGACAACTGCATTGACGCATTTGCCGACAAGGATAAGGTAATCATTTTTACAGATAATGACTCAGCAGGTTTATCTCTTCGTGAGGAGTTAACCCGAAGACTAGGAAGAGAAAAGATTTGGTATGTTAATATACCTGATGGATGCAAGGACGCTAATGAAATTCTAGTTAATTACGGAGTAGAGCTTCTTCAGAAGGTTGTAGCCGAAGCCTACCAAATTCCAATAGAAGGCATTGAGAAGGTAAATGACGTAAAGGAAAAAATAACGGACATATATCTTAACGGGTTTCCTCATGGGCTGAAAGCAGGGTTTAATCAGTTTGATGAACATATCTCGTTTCGAGGCTCAGAGTTCACCATTATTACAGGAACACCCAACGCAGGAAAGTCAACTTTTCTGAACAATTTACTTGTCAGATTGTCTGCGAAACATTCGTGGAAGATAGCAATGTTTTCCCCAGAAAAGCAACCCACAGAGATACTTTTTTCTGAACTTGCTGAAATATTTATTGGGAAGCCTTTCTTCTCTTTTGTGCCTGCCGCAAAGATGAGTCAAGAGGAAGTTGATAAGGCAAGAGACTTTGTTGAAGAGTTCTTCTACTTCATGAAGATTGATGAGATGGATGTAACAATTGACGGCATCCTAGACAAAGCCGCAGAACTTGTAAAGAGAAGTGGAATCAATTGCCTTGTGATAGATCCTTGGAACTATGTCGAACACCAGGTCCCAAAGGGAATGAGTGAGACGCAGTACATATCAGAGGCACTCACCAAGGTTAAACGATTCAAGGACCGCTACGGAGTCCATGTGTTTGTTATTGCACACCCTACAAAGATCAGGAAGGAGAATGGAGTGTATGTTATGCCAACACTTTACGACATAGCAGGGTCTGCTCACTTCTTTAACAAGTGCGACAATGGGTTCGTTGCTTACAGAGACTATGTGTCTGGTCAAACCCTCATCAACATTCAGAAAATACGTTGGTCCTTCATTGGTCGAGTTGGGGAAGTTCCTTTTGTTTATGACGTGAAGACAAAAAGATTTTCAGAGATTGGAGATGATAGTAAGGGAATATTATTAGACGAGTACGAAACAAGACAACAAGAATATGAAGACGAAGACATACCATTCTGACCCCACTTTTCAATATGGCCTTCGACAAGTTGCAATTACTAAACTGAAAGATGGGGAGTTAACAGGTTCAAAAGAAGCGTTTTACGAAAACATTGAGGCTGTTTATATCTGTGTTGATAAAAAATATGTTGAAATAGTTGAAGTTTTATTTGGATTTTGTGAAAAGAATGTTAGATATTTGCGAAACAATAACATTATCAATAAAGAAGTAAAGGATGAAATTAAAACTAAAGCGAGTAAGAGGACTTGTAAAGAACTTGGCATCGACAAGCCGGTCAACTCTCAAAGTTACAAGAACAAATATTTTCAAAATCTGTACAAGTTCGTTTACTGGGACTTTATTCAACGACACACACTAGAACAAGTTCAAGAAATTTTTAATAACCTCAAATAATAAACAAAAACAAAAATGGAAGTTCAAGCGGAAAAAAAGATTCATTTTGGAGACATCCTAGAGTATGTGCCAAATGATCGTAAGGAAAGATTCATTAGTGATTTAATCCTCTATGTACCTCAACTAAAAGAGGAGGCTGATAAGTTTAGCCATGTGATTCACAATGTTGCTATCGGCACTAACATGAGGAACTACATTGACCTCGTAAAAGATATTGCCGTAAAAGTTTATAACGCTACAGGGGAAAAGAACAGGAAGAGAGAAAATATCCTTTATAGGCAATTGGTGTATTGGATAATGTATAAAACACTACCTGTAACATTAGAGGGTATTGGTAATGAGTTTGGAAATAAAAAACATGGGACTGTTTTACACGGCATTAAGATGTTTGAAAATACGATGGAGACATCTTGGAAAGATAGGATGGTTATCCAATACTTTGTTGAGAGGATGGAGGAGCTTGGATACCCACAACCTAGACAAGCATACAGAGAGTTATATTTTAAATTAAACATTCAACACTAAAAACACAATGGAAATCACAATCGAAAAGCCACACAAGACAGAGTATTACTTTAAAGGAGAAATTACTTTAGATATGAAGTATGAATATACTCTAGCTAAATCTGTAACTGCGGAAGGAACAATTTACGGAGTGTCTGCTCAACTATCAAAAGACGAGTCAGATACAAGTGATTGGAGTGAAACAAAACAAAAGTTTGTTGAGAACATTATCCGTAAACACTACGAGACTTATGGAGCAGAATAGTACCCACAACGTGGAACCTCACTACGAACTTAAAGACTCCAAGATACTTACCAAGTTAATTGAGGATCTTAAAAAGAGAGAGAAGAAAGGTTTCTTGCAGTACGGAACAACAGTTGACCGAAATGACTATGACCACCTAATGTGGTTACAGGAGGCATACGAGGAGTGCCTTGACATGGCTGTGTATTTAAAAAGCGCAATCGAAAAAATAAAGAATAAATGAAGTACGGGTCAGTATGCTCGGGGATAGAAGCCGCTACAATGGCTTGGCACTCATTAGGATGGAAGCCACAATGGTTCTCTGAAATAGAACCCTTCCCATCGGCTGTGCTACAACACCATTACCCACAAACCCCAAATCTTGGAGACATGACTTTAATTCACTCAAACCCTATATTTAATGAAACAACTATCGATGTTCTTGTTGGAGGAACTCCCTGCCAATCATTCTCAGTCGCAGGTCTCAGAAAAGGAATGGAAGACTCTCGTGGCAACTTGGCCCTTGAATTCTGTCGCATTGCTGACAAGGCAAAACCCCAGTGGATTGTTTGGGAAAATGTCCCCGGGGTCTTGTCAAGTAACGGAGGAAAAGATTTTGGTTCCCTCCTCGGGGCGTTGGGGGAACTCGGGTATGGGTTCGCCTACAGAATTCTTGACGCTCAACACTTTGGAGTTGCACAAAGACGCAGAAGAGTCTTTCTTATCGGATATCTTGGAGACTGGAGACCTGCCGCAGCGGTTCTATTTGAGTCCGAAAGCCTGTGCAGGAATATTGCGGAGAGCAGAAGTAAGAGGCAAAAAGTTACCCGAGAGATTGAGGGAAGCGTTATTGACAACAGTGAGTCAGGAGAATGGTGGGACGGAGGACAAACTGCCGCTAGTTTAACTACTCGTTGCCATGACCAATATATGCCTGACAAGGGACACTTCTCTGCTGTGATTCAAAACGAAGAAAAGACTGCTCTTTGTTTTAAAGTACGAGGCGGTGTTTCTGAGAACTCGGGAATACAAGGCGGTGTTCCTGGTAAATCAGCAGGAAAGGGTTACCTTGGAAGTGAAGAAAAGTCTTTCACCATTGCAACCTCACCGGATCAATGGTTGTTTGAAGAAACCAAATGGTTGCCGCCAAATGATTCTGAGACAGTAGGTACTTTACAAGCGAGAGATTATAAAGGGTTCTGTAATCAAGATATGACAGATGGAAGGGGTTTAGTTGTTTCTGAAAAAAGTATTGCCGTTGATATGTACAACATGAGTATTAACGAGCAGACATCTCAAACCTTATCATCCTCCGCTTCAGATATCAATCACACAGGTGGTACGATTCAAAATGCAAAGGTTCGTAGACTTACTCCTGTTGAGTGTGAGAGACTTCAAGGATTCCCTGACAACTTCACAAATATTCCATACAGAAAAAAGGAAGAGTCTCCCGATGGACCAAGATACAAAGCACTTGGCAACTCAATGGCTGTACCTGTAATGGCTTGGATTGGAAAAAGAATTCAAGAGGTAAGCAATCTAATTAACGAACAGAAAAATTCCTGAATGAAGACAGTAAATAGTTTAAGCGGAGGGAAGACATCTTCGTACTTAGCGGTTCACTACCCGGCTGACTACAATGTCTTCTCTCTTGTGCGGACGGATGACAAGCGAGTTCTCTTCCCAGACGAGAAGGTAAGGCAAATTGTTTCGGACAAGATTGGAAAGGAATTCATTGGAACCCTTGAGGAGGATACGATTGTGTACACAATGTTGGACCTTGAGCAATACCTTGGGCAAGAAATCATATGGCTAAGTGAGACAACCTTTGAGAAGGTGATTAAAAAGGCTGGGGGCTACTTGCCAAATGTAACTAGAAGATTCTGCACCTCTAAAATGAAGGTTGAACCAATCGCTCAATGGTGTTACGAGAATACCGAACTTCCTATAGATATGAGGATTGGCTTCCGAGCAAACGAGATGAGCAGAGCCAAAACAATGTTGGCCAAGGCTGAAGACGGAATAGAAATGTTTAAGTTTAAAGTCGGCGAAAAGAACGGAAGGAAGAAGTGGAAAACATTGCCATACCGAAGCGTGTCATTCCCTCTCATCGAAGACGGAATATTCAAAGATGCAGTTGAAACATATTGGAAGGACAAAGACGTAAGATTTGCCTACAAAAACAATTGCGTAGGTTGTTTCCACCGCAACGAGATTTTTCTCAACCACATGAGTAAGAGGGATGAGAAACAGTTTGACTGGTTTATGAGAATGGAGCAGGAAAACAACTGCACGTTTAAGAACGGAATTACATACGAAAAAATAAAAGAATATAAGATGCAGTTGGACTTGTTTGACGAAGACTTCAACGACTGCGACTCTGGATACTGTGGGCTATAAAACAAAAACAAAAACAAAAACAATGAATAAATTTCTAATGGCAGCTGTAATCATAACAGCGATAATAGTAATCATCTCCTACTTTGGAGGTGATGACAATGAAACAGGATTTCAGTCATGAAAATTAAACTAAACGAGTCGGAAGTACACTTCCTTAGAACACTCGCCTCCACAAGAGCGTTCTTCAGTAGAAAGAAGAACGTGGTGGACCAAAAGTTTGCTGTGGACAAGTCGGGGTTTGAGATTGACTTTGACGGATGCCTTTCGGAATACGCCTTCTGCAAGTGGCACAACATCCACTTCAGTTTATCTTTTGGAGACGATACGGCAGGTCAGCCAGACTGCGTCTATAAGAACTTGACGATAGATATAAAAAGCACTCGCCTTCCTCAAGGGCGTATGATTGTTAAGTTAAACTCTCAACCGATGGATATGTATGTCCTCGCTATAGTGGAGGATGACTACACAATTCGTTTTGCTGGATACTCTCGCTCGGATGACATTAAAAAAGATGAGAACGTCCGTAACCTTGGCACAGGAGACTCGTATGTATTAGACCAACACCAACTATTAAAATTCAAAGAAAATGTACACAAAAAAAATTAAGAAGACTTTCTTCCACGATCAGGAAGAGGGAAAGTTACTAGAGGTAACAGAGTGGGCTAATGGCGCAGGGGTAGACTTTGCTATAAGCGATGACAAGGGAAGGCAGTTAATCCCTCTCTCCTATAGAGACGCTAAAAACCTACGAAGATTAATCCGACATGTCCTAAGACCAAATGTTGATTAAAGGCTATTATATCGAGGCTATGGAGGTCCTGACCAACACTGGGGGTGTAGACTTCTTCGACCTAACTATGACAGAGCAATTAGTTAGGACTATGTTCGACATTCGAGACGTGATGTCTATACGACAGGTTGACGAGTTGGTTCCAGAATATGCTGTAATAGAAATAGGCATGGGAAACCCACGCCTATTCAAACTATCTTACGAGTCTATAAAGTCTATCTTTATGAACCGAGATTCTATTTAGAATGCGTTATTTGTTGACTTGGCAATTTCGTACACATCTACTTGAGCGTGCAAGTAGGTAACAGCAGAACCTGCTGCGTTCATTACATCACGATTTGATTCGTAGCAAATGTAACGAGTGGTAGTTTCCCAGTCCGTTCCGTAAGCAAAGTTTGATGTGCAATATGTAGAAATATTTGTGTCCAAACCATTGTTTGCAGCAAGTACGTTTGCTAGAGTTGGGGCTACGTTTGGAATAGTTGTAGTTACTCCTTGAACAATAGCACTCTTAACAAACTTCAACTTGCGAAAGTTAATAGCCGTTGAGCCTGAACCGTTGTTAATTCTAATGAGGTTTTGTCCCTCTTCTAATTCTAATGTACCTGAAGTCATAGCTATAAATATTTACACAAATATACTATTTTTTTGTTAACAGTTCCATTTTTTTAGAGATAAAGCCTTCCTTGTTGGCTTCCCCTTTTCGTCCTTCATTGGACCTGGAACACCCGACATTCTCGCACAGAAACTGGTCCTACGCTTATCGTCCTTACTTCCCTTCTTTATTTCAGAGGGTTTCTTCGTTACAGCTTTTTGTAATTTGCTACCCGGATTAGCCTTCCTATAAGAAGCGATTCCTTTTGCGTTGAGTCCTCCTGTAGCACTCTTGCCTTCTTTTCTTTGCCATGCAGGTGTCTTAGCCATTGTTTCTAAAATAAGGATGTTGTTCGTGCCATTTTTTTACAGCAGAAACTCCTTCACGAACTGTCTTCGCTCCTGCCTTTTTGGTTAGGTCAATGGTGTCCCACTTACCTTTATCTTTTGTCGGGTGGTTAACCATGATGTCACCAGGCTTACCTTTTCCTATCTTATTAGTCTTTTTGTAGACAACGTGTTTCTCTCCCCCTGCGGAGACTTTTACCCTTGCCATTACTTTTTCTTTTTGGTTTGAGACTTAATAACCTTCTCCTGCTTTAACATAGCAGCGGTAGGCTTCTTGCCTGATCCTTTGTTTGCTCGGATGTTGTCCCAAAGTCCTCTTGGGGATGTACTCCCGTCCTTTCTTTTAATCATTTCTTTTTTCATCGTCCTTGACCTTTATATGATTTAACGTAATTTTTAGAGTTCTTAGAGCAAGAGCATTTTGTCTTTGCAATTACCCCTGGTCTGCTGACCTTCGGTTTCTTCTTAAATGTGCTAGTTGACTGAACCTTTGCCATAGTGTAATTTTTTATCTAAAACAAAGATATATAAATATGTTTCTCTCCGTATATTTGTGTAACCAAAATTTAAATCAATGAACGAGTTACTATTCCTCAAGTCGCAGATAAGAGTGTTCAACCCAACGTGGACAGACGCTCAAGTAGAAATGGAAGCAATCAAAATTAACAAGGAGGCAAACTCTATCGCAGACGATGACGAGGGGTGCCTATACTGTGGATCATGAAGAAGCCAAAATATAAATGCCCTGTCTGTGGCTACTACAACGCTCACCAACTAGGATGTCCAGAGATGGACAAGAAGATAAAGTTGTGTGACATCGTTAAAGACTATAAAGCCGCAAAAGAAAGCGGAGAGGAGTATAAACTTCCTCCCAATTTATAATCCCTATTGTTGAAAACTTATTAATTGTTATTTCAATAACTTTTGTATATTTGTGAAAATAATAAACAAAATGCAAAGATTAAAAGTAACAAACGAGACGATCCAAGAATATGCCCAGGCTTGTCACAAGGTATTAACAGAGTTATTGGCACTCAACATGGAGTTGACCAACGAGGAAATTATTGAGTCGTTTGATGGGCTAAGTAAGGAACTTAACTCTCTTGCAAATGAAGCCTTTGATAAAATGAGAGAAGATCCGGAGTTCCAACAAGAGTCTGTTGCATTTTTAAACGCTTTACAATTAGGGGCATCCAATGAAGATAGTGAAGCAACTAGTGTATGAGCGAATGCTCCGCAAGACCTTTAGTGAGTATGTCTCTGATGAGGTAAAGTTAGAGGTCTTGACTTGGGTACTCTCTCAAATGAATAAGAAAGAAAAGTAACTGTACCTGACTAAAACTCAGAGTGCGTTGGAGATGGTGGCCACATTGTTCCAACTAGCTGTGTCAGACCTCGCAAAGGCTGCTAACACACAACACCAAGCTAAAGTCGGGTGTAAACTTTAAAACTATGAGTAACAAGAAGCAAACCTCGGTAGATGTACTCTTCGAAGTACTATGGGAATGTCCAAGAGATAAGTGGGAGTGGAATGCCGTACTCAAGGAGGTTAGAGAGATGCACAAGCAGGAGATGAAAGATTTGTATCTTGCTCATGTGACTAAAGTCCCTCGCCTGAGAGAAATCTTCGAGAAGCAATTTGAGGAATACTACACGAATACATTTGAGTAATCATGACACCTAAGGAAAAGGCAAAGGAACTAGTCGACAAGTATTGGATCTATCTGCGAGCAGGACTGCTTTACGATGAGGAGGCAAAAGACGATGCAAAGCATTGCGCAATAATAGCCGCAAAAGAAATGTTAGAGGAGGTCAAGGAGCATAAGTATGATGATACCTCTGCTATTAGAATCATATACTGGTTTAAGGTAATTAACGAAATAGAAAAGCTATGAGCAAGGTAACAATAGAATTTGACCGAGTAGAAGAGGCGGATGAACTTCGTACTGCTCTCGATGGGTTCAAGTACAAAATGCTCCTCTGGGACCTCGACCAGAAACTCCGCAGCGTACATAAGTACGGAGCCGCCATAGAAGGATCAGGAGAAGCCACTCCAGAAGAAATGGACGTATGCTACAGGATAAGAGAGTACATCCGCCAGGAACTACAGGACAGTAATCTGACAATAGAATGATTGGCTTTTGGATATGGGCAGATTAATACGCACAAATGCGTATTGCAATAATTCCAAAAATGTTAATATATTTGCAAAACACACAATAACTAAATCAAAAAATAATCTATGACCAAAAAGTTTATAACTGCCGAGATTGAGTTGCTCAATACTAAAATGGCTGAACTCATCGGTAGCGGAAAGCACACCATAAGAGCAGAGGTACGCATACCCACAGAAAACATTATTGCTGTAAGACAATTTGCAGACGATGAGGACGAAGAGATAAACCCAGATATGTGTGCTGTGTACTTAACCAGCGGTGAATTTTTCATCTTGCACACTCCTTATGCAGAGATGTTACAAATCTTAGATTGGAATTAATAACCTAAAAACTAAAGCCATGTTTTGCAGAGAAAAAAGAATTATAAAGAGAACCAACTTTGACGGTTCAGTAGACTATGTAGGTCAAACTAAAACATTCTGGGGAAAGTGGGAAGATGGATACGGTCCTAGAACGAGTAAACACTACAAGACGTATGCTCAAGCTCTTGAATGGTACAATGAAAGAGGCACAAAATTCTCAACAGATGAGGTGATGTTAAGTGATGACGGAGGCCCTAAACGTGTAGGTAAAACTTACTCTGAAAGTAAATCAACATCCTCCTTTCATATTACTGAGGAGATGATTGATAAATATCGTGAAACAAATTAAAAACTAAATAACTATGGAAAAGAAACAAACTGCGGTTGAATGGTTAGCAAGTTATATTAAAGGAATTACAGATTTGAATTGTGATGAGATAATAGAACAAGCCAAGCAAATGGAGAAGGAGCAGATTGAAATGGCTTGTAACCAACAAGAATTTGAGGATGTTGATGGTCTTGGAATCTGCGAAACAATTTCTAAAGGTCAACAATACTACAACGAAACTTACGGAGATGTCGGACATAAGTAAATGCAACCCCCCAGGGACAATTTGTCCCCATAGAGAAAAGTGCTACCGTTTCACAGCACCAGCTAACGAGTATGCACAATCCTATTTTGTAAAGCCGCCAATTAAAGATGACGGAACCTGTGACCTTTTCTGGGGAAAGACACAGACAGATATTCTCTCTCAACTCAAGGAGATCGTCAAGAGATAGTTTTACCTTTTGGGTTTTTTGTCCTGCAAGTCAATGACTTTTTCGTCACAATAATTTTGAAAATTGTGACAAACCATAGTGGAAAATAATCCCCAGAATCAGCCCTTTAGTGGAAAATAATCTACACTAAATCGGAAATCCTCCGAATTACTACCTTTTTGTTGACACCGACAAGATGGTTAGTAGATGTAACCAACTCATTTATTTTTTGCAGAGTAAACCAAGGTTTGTATATTTGTGTATTATTAATAATAAAATACAAAATCATGGCCATTAAGAAAACAGTTAAGATGAGTGCAGCACCTGCTAAAAAAGTAGTTGCAAAAAAAGTGGTAGTTAAAAAATCAGATCCTGGAAAAGGTGTTGTTGCTAAAGCAAAGGACACAATGATGAGCATGGGTAAAGTTAAGTACACAGGAAAGCCAATGTCTGACGCTAAAAAAGCCGCTTACTATGGCACTGAAATGAGAAAGGCTAACAGCGATCTTGATAAAGCCACAAAGTATACTAAAAATATGTCTCAAGAGCAAGTTAACTTTATAGATAAGACAAACAAAAGAGGAATGCAAATGTCTGACTCTACTAAGAAATACACTCAGAAAAGTTTAGAAAACATCAAGAATCTAAACAGAAAGAAATAAAAAAGAAAATATTTCGCAATGAATAAGCCTCGCAAGAGGCTTTTTTTTTATATTTACAACATGAAAGCAAAAGACTACTTCAACCCAGACCCAAAGAAACCTCGCACCAAGGATGGACTCATCGTCTCTCGCAAGGTTAAAGCTATCCGAGACATGAGAAAGGGAGTCACTCCTCTAAAAAATCCTGATGGATCTCCGTCAACCCATCTATTGGAATCAGGGCAGTCGGGAAATAAGAGAAGACCATACGAGGTTAACCCTCAAGTATTCCCGAATAACAAAGGAGAGACTTGGACAGACCTAAGGGGTAAGGGCAACGAAGCATATTACGAAGCAAAGAAGAGAGGAGAGGTGGTCGGATTCAAGTCAGCCAAGAGAGCAGAGAAGTTCGCATACGGAAAGAAGTGGAAGGAAGGTCAAGATAAAAAAGATGCTAACGAGGCATACCGAAAGGATAAAAAGGCTGGTAAGCTCTATACTCAATCCGAACAGTTCAAAGTCGACAAGCAGAGAGTCAAACAAAGTAGAAAAAATAAATAACCCTAGAGATAGGGTTTTTTTATGCCCTCTCATTTTTTTACCGCCAAAATTTTTTTTAGAGGGGTCGATTTCGACCACTTTTAGCATTATGCAAGAAACGCATTTTGCGATACCACCCCCCCCTATACCCCTATTACAAAAATTACAAACCCGGCAAAGACGGGATACTCACCGATGAACAAACCGCATTTCGCCCCCATTTTTTATAATCTTTACAATACATTTCGTATCTTTACATAACCACAAAAAGGGAATCAAGGGAACACCCAATCCAAAAACAAAAAGGGGCAAGCAGTCAGGGGAAGGGGGTTTACCACCCACGGACCCACACCCCCGATCCGGTGGAGATCGATCTTTGCGAACCCACCCCCCTAGGAGATCCTGTTTGCATTACGGCTCACAAGCATCTCGTCTCCTCCTCTCCTCGCTTCCATTGGATAGGCATAAAGCAACGCAAAGCGAATCGTAATGGTCTACTATGGTCGACACAATACAACGCCCCTATTCACGTCACGAATCGCACAAGGTCATCCACAATGCCGTAATAAATAATGTGCATAACTATGTTGGTAACTATCCTCGCATCCTATTGCACACATGAACCACATTCACTATAGGCATCAACACAACAAACCACAACAACAACACAAGCATTCAAGCACCTTAACATCGGCACAAACCAAATCAAAACAAATCCATATCATTTGCGGAGGATTTATGGTGCATCCTAAATCACATTTATGCCTTCTATTATAGGTCAATTTCGTTGCTAACACACAAAAACAGTTAATTTGCACACTTTTTTTTGTGGGTTAAAATGCACATTTCCAGCTTATTACGTTAGGATTCCAAGAATGGTACTAAATATTGTTTGGAATGATATGAATAACGATTGTAACATTGCCCCATCAAACAAACAAACAACACACACAATGAAAAACACAAACATCAAAATTGCATTGCTCTCTGCTATCTGCTTTCTTCTCTCTCTTGTACTTATAAATCTTGGAGAGGATATGAGTAATAGAGGAATCGTCTTTATGGGATTGCTATCTCTTAGTGCATCTACATTCATTCTTGCCTTTCTTCTAGGAGAGGTAATCGTTTCAACATTCAAAAAATAATCACACAATAAATAATAATTACCACTATGGAAAAGTTAAAGAAACAATGGACATTGACCTTACTTGCGAGTAATGGAGAAGAGATGGATAGCACTACCATCAAAGGATTAGATAGGACTGAAGCAATCAAGAATGCGAAGAGAATGCTATTGTTCCAAGGGATGAGTAGTTATAAGTTTAAGATAAAGATGAAGAAGGTAGTTATGCCTTCCTTCTCTGAATGGACATTAGAAGAACTTGTTGCCTATTGTCAACGATGGGATAATTGCAATGGAGATTGGGAAGATGTGAAAGAGAGCGAGAGAGAATACCTTGTCAAGACTGCTACTGAGACATTCAACGAAATCAATTTCTAACCTATAATAAACGCAAGACAATGCAAGACATCATCACATTCTACCACTACACAAATGTCCAAGGACAATTCGTTAAGACTCTTGAGACGGGATTAGTCATGGACAAGTTCAGAGGAGGATTCCTCATCCAAAGTAACAAGTTCCCGAAAGGAAAATGCATCGCATCAGAAAACGTAATTAATAACCAATAATTTTAAGACGATGAACAATTCAAAGATGCCGTATAAGTGCGGACAAAATGTTCGAATGAACGAACAAACCTATCTCTTCCTAGGATATACTGACATTGATTGCAAGAGAGGATGGATTGCCGATAAACATGGAAACGGATTAGAAGTTCAAATCAGTAACTTAAGTAACTTAAGTAGATGTTAACACAAAAATTTTTAAACACACATAAACTGGAAATTATGAAAAGCACAATGAACTTACAAAAATCCATCTTCCTTTTAGATGGTCATAGAGGAACTTACATCCCACAAAACTTTGCCGAGATGATGAGACACGAATGTCCTCCTACATACGATTTCACTACCAATTCAAATGTATTGAAGCGGATGTTGATTGAATTAGATGAGGAAGGTAGAGAGAGTGAATTCTATTGGGACAATTGGAACGACATCCTTTGTCACTACAACGAGATGCGTAACACATCCAATAACGAACTATTCTACCTAACGCAAGGTGAGGATGGTGACCTTTGGCTCATACACGAAGACGAACTAGAGGAATGGAACGAATACAATAACCTATAATAATTAAAGAGATGAAAGCAACACATCAAGACAAGGTAATGAATGCCGTTAATGACATTTGTTATGACATCAATCGTAGAATCAAGAACATGAACTACGAAGAGGAATTACAGGTGAGACAATATCTCATAAACGAATTCGATAACTACCAAAAGGATTGCGAGATGTTCATGTTATATGACATGGAAACGAAAGACATTGCAGAGATTCTCCAAGTAAACGAGACTTGCATATTCGACATCCTAGTGGATCTTGGATTTGCAGCTTACGAAGACGAGGAGAAAAACTAATCAAAAATCAAAATCAATAAATTAAAAATCTAAGACAATGAACAAAAATTTAAATTCAGCCATTACTGGCGGACAAGAAACGGTGCATGGATATTCCAACCACGAGACGTACACAATGATTGTGCATATACACAATGACCAAGAATGGTTAGAGGAATCGTTTGAACTACTTCGTAAGAATTGTAATCCGTATCGATTGACAGCACACTTTCAAGATGATATTTTCAGAGGAAGAGGATTGTCAGATATATTCGGATTGATGGCTTTCGATAGAATCAATTGGTTTGAGATATATGAGAACTTGAAAGAGATGATGCCGAAGATTAGATTCGAAGTTGGAGACTATCTGATGATTGTGGATGGTGATGACTTGACTTTCGATTGGAAAGGAAAGGTATTCGTCTTCGATTCGTATGACGGAAATGTGGAAGGAGCAATAGACATTGCTGACCATAGTGGTGAGGTTGTGCAACACTACCAACTATTCGAACATCGTTTCGTGAAGGTAACGCACCAATGGATACTTGTTCAGGAATCAGATAGATGGATATCTGAATGGAGAAACGAGAACAATGAGATTGTGGGAGTAGACTACTTTCAAGGATATGATTCTTTCGATGCCTTGCAAGAGGAATTCTTCCTACCTAATGTGAAACTTACTGAAAAGGTATTAGAGAAGAAGGTGAATATTGACGATGCGATTTGGTCAGTCATTCACGAAGAGAATATCAGCAAGGAAGAATTGCTTGAGAGACTTGCTTTGGCTAACACACAAGCGAAAATCTTATTTGACCAATTGCTTGAATTGTGTAATGGTGAAGATGATACAATGGCTGAGGAATTGTCTCACGCACACAACATCAAAATACTTACTGACCTAACTACTGACGAATATAAATTTGACAAGTAATATGAAAGCAATAGAACTAAACGCAAATGAAATCACTAGGATACAAGTTATCCTAGGTGATTATCTAAATGACCAAGAGACTGGTTATATTGAATTGGATAGAGAATTCGTTATGGATGACAAGACCTTCGTCACGATTTGGATTGACGGATATTACTCGAAAGACGAATCATTTCGATATGGTCAGATGAGAGAGATTGCCGAATTCAAATGCGAGACATTTTCAGTAGATGCTGATGTCGAAGTTAACGGAGATTGGGACATTCAGAATCACTACCAAGATTTCTCTTTACTATCATTCTCCGACAACGAAACTTTTGACCATCTCACTGGTGGATCGTACATCTAAAAAATAAAATTAAATCAATAAAACAATTAGAAAAAATGGAAAAATTTAGAATCACAAGACATTCATGCATCACTACACTAGATTCATATGAGCATGGAGAACTTCAGGAAGTTAATTCTCATTCAATTGAGAGACACGAGGAATTCGATTCAATGGAGGAACTTCTAGCATCGTTGAATGCTCACATTGGAGCAGACTATAACCAAGACGATTTCGAGATAGACGAGGAAGCAATTCATACGGATGTCCTCTGCAAATACGTCAACGGTTTTTACTTCAGAGCATCCATTCCCGATGTCGCTCTTTGGAGACAAGGTTTAATTGACCTATACAATTGTCATCACATCTTCTATGCAGAGAGAGTAATCAAGTTGAAACTGACTAGGGAAGACGATAAAGAATCTCTCTTCAACATACTGGGCAACGCATTAAATCCAAACAATTAAAACATAAGACAATGAAAAAAGAAATCGAAGAGAATAAGTACATATGCAATTCATGTCACGAACACTATCCTGCAAATGAAATGGATTTTGATGCCGAAGATGGATCTGACCTTTGTAAAAATTGCAATCATATTTCACACAATGATTTTCCCTATGGCGAAATTGAAAACGCACATGAAATCACAATCAATGCCGTAGAACTTGCTTCAGAATTAGCACATACTAAACTAATAGAGAACTGGGAAGATAGCATCACAATTTACAAGGATGTGAAATCGGATGTGTTAACCTATACTGAAGATGCACAAGACTTGTTCAACGAATATTATGATAACTATTACACATTAATCCAATCAACTAAAATTTAAAACTATGAGCAAAAAAGTAAATTCAGTAAAAGCATCTCGATTCCTTGATTGGTATTTCGGAGATTCAGATAATGAGATAAGAGAATTTGGTAATTCTATGTTAGAGCAATTGATGACATTCGGCAAAGCAGAAATATCCGTAGAGCAATTGTTTGATGGATCTTGGTACATTCCGCAAGATATATGCGAAGACTGGGATGGGAATTATGACAACCATCAAGAGTATTCTCCATCGGATATAGAATTCATTAATGACCTTAAATAATAACTTAACACAATAAATAACATGGGATTTTTTTCTTGGAAAACTAGCGATACGAATCGCTCAATCAGTAACACATACTCTAGCAGAGGAGCGTTAAAAGTAACAATGCTAATGCCTAACGGAGACAAGTTCATCGAAGATGATTACGAAGGATACGGTATATTCGGAGGAATAGATTTCTACGATGCCGTCTATGAACTGAACAAAGACAATCCGAAATTCGAACACATCATGTCTCAAGGATGGGAAAATAGATTCAAGGGTATAATGATGCTATCTCATAACGAACCAAATAGAGAATTTGCTATTGCTCCAAGATTCGTAGAGGATGGATCTTTGAACTGGGCAGATGTAGAAGATTCAAAAAATTGTGAATCACAAGGTTACTTTGGATTATAAAAATAAAAACACTATGAAAAACTATTGGACAAAACAAGCCGAACTAATGTTAGTAGGCAAGGTCATCAAATCAGTAAGGTTTATGACAAAAGAGGAAATCGAAATGAACGGATGGTACTACGGAACAATCGTTATCACCTTGGATGATGGAGTAGAAATATATCCATCTCAAGACGAGGAAGGAAACGATGTCGGTGTTCTATGCTTCACACACAAGAATCAGTTCGGGTTGATTCCTAAACTATCGGGGGGCGAGATATGAGAAAGACAATTGATATCATCTTAACTATACTGGGTGTACTTTGTTTAGTTATGTTCTTCGTCTCCTATATGACGAATTCAACACCACTAATGTTAGGCACGATGACGATACTACCAATAGTCTATCTGATAGGTAACTTGCAATAATAGACATGGATAATCTTAAAAGGATGTTGTTAATTCAGCATCCTTTTTTTTTGTGCCTAGTTTTCAATGAGTTAGGGCTTGTTTGAGTGGATCTTGGGATGTCTGGTACAAATTTCACCGAATCACCGCCCCAATCCAAAAAATTTACTATCACTTTCTCTAGCA